CTTATTCAAGGTAAGATTGAATATACCAGCAGCATCATATTCATCGCTCATTATTGTGATGCTTAACAAGGTGGTTTTGGGATTATTATTTAACATCTCAACATAAACATATTTGTGTTCGTGTATAATTAAAAATGTTAGGTTGTTGAGTCTGTTAATATTTGCTTTAATTTCGTTGGGGTTGTGCTTGTATACACTATTTAGAATTTTAAAAAACAATTCATCGTATATTTCTCTTTTTACTATTTCTTTCAATTTTAACTCTTCCCGAAATTCTCTTATTACCTTTTCTTTTTTAACCTTTGTTCCAATCATAAGTCATAGAATTTAAGTATTATACGTTAAAAATCAGGTTTTGTTTTTTTGTTCTTCCAATAATTGCTTTCTTTCTTCTATTAATGCAAATATCTCCTTTTTTTCGAACTCATATAGCTTATATTCACGATAATAGATACATTTAGGGTTTTTAGCAATACTTTTTGAGAAGTAAACACCCTGAGAATCAGCGTTTTCAAACCCTAAATATAGTTCAGCATCTACATTAGAGTAGGAGTACACCACACCCTTTTTAAAGATGATGAAGAGGGTTTTCTTATCTGGAAGATATATCGATTTAATGATATTGGATGAATCAAAATACCCCTCAAGAAATATTTCGGATGTCTCCTGATCTTTTAATTCTTTTCTTTCTAATAGCATTTTTAAAGTATTTATGAATAAACATGGCAGTACCAAAGAAAAAAAAGACAGATTTTATTCTAAACCCACCTAAAATTGGTTCGGAATATTTGAACTATGGTCTACAAAGAATCGAAGAATTGATGATAAAAAGTGATACTAACACCAATTATCTACCAAAATCTGTCGGTATGAAGGACATTGATCAAGCAGCCTTTGATTTCGTTAAAAACAAAGATATGAAAATTATCATTGATGGAAAAGACTTACCTGTTATTTATTTGACCAACGAAAGATGGGCTGAATTTGCAAAAACTTGGCAATATGTTGATCTTGACAAAAACCTGTTGACCCCGTTTATTACTGTGGTGAGATCGGGTGAGGCAGAAGGTACTAGATTAGGTAAAAGATATAACGTAGCACAAAGAAAAAGATTCAGATATTTAGACGTACCTATCCTTGATGAAGGTCAAGTGATTAATCTCAGATTTAAAATTCCTGAACCAGTAAATGTTGATCTTACATATGATGTTAAGTTATTCACCAAATATCAAAATGATTTAAATCTATTTGACGAGAAAACATTTAAAACTTTTGCAAGTAGACAAGCATATACTTTCATTAAAGGAAATCCTATGCCAATACATCTTGAAAACTCAGCAAATCAGAACACTGTTCAGGATGCTAATGGTGATAGAATGTATGTCAAACAACACACAATAAAAATTCTTGGATTTCTTCAATCACAGGATGAATTCGAGATTGTAAAAACTACAAGATTACCAAATATCAACATTACTGTAGATAAATAATCTTAGCGTTTCTTCCTTTCTCTTCCTTTTCTTTTAAATATTCATCTCTCTTGGTTTTGAGACGATCAAAATATTCTTGAATGTTTGGGTATAGTTTTGAAAACGGAACTAATTCATAATCCTGATTTTTATAATAACAAGATAAGAAATACCATTCATATCCCTTTTCAATTTCAATCGGACATTCTGGAATGGTTAAAAATTTTCCAGTTACATAAACATGATTTTCCTTTGGAACATATCTCCATTGTCCATTGTCTTCAAATTGAAGATACATGTCACCAAGATGTGTTTCAAATGGGAGTATTCGATATTTAGTTTTATTTTCCATAACTAATAACTATATTGAATTACTGTTATATGGATTATTATGATATTGTTTTCTCAGTAATTGAATTACATCCCAAGCATCTGCAAGTGCTTCGTGTTTAACGTCACCAGATAATTCTGCACGTTTTTTACAGGTATCTATTGAAGGTGGTGTAATATCATTTTCCCAATCAATAAACATTGATGCAGGATCAATTGTTCTGTGATGAAAACGAATACCAAGACTTTCTTCCATTTTAACACGACTAGTTGCTTCAATAAATTTTTTATCGAAAGATGCAAAATTTTTACCAGCAGCAACCACTTCCATGATACTTGATTTATTTTCAGTAAATCCGTTTTGTGCTAACCAAAATTTGAAATCAATAATTAACTGATCAGAATAAATTGCTGACTGTGATAAATTTTCATTATTAAAAAAATTAACACCATCTTTACTATTTTCAATGTCTGAAATTAATTCAATCAATCCTGCGTTAAGTTTTGCAGCAAATGAACTAAAAACATATGTCTTATCTCTTGACAAGACAATACGTCTATATTTTTTTGAGTCTTCATACGATTTTGGATTATTACTGTCTTCGATAATTGCACCGAATTCAATAGTCTGGTTAACATCAGAATCAAGACCAGTTGTTTCAATATCTATAGATACGTATAACATAAAAAAAGGGTTAAACTTTTACAAATTTAACCCTTTTCTATTAAATGTCAATTATTATGACACAATACCCATTGATGACAATATTTTAGGGATTACTTCTTTTGCTGCTGCAACCAATTCTGATGCCTTAACCGTTGATAAACCACCTTCTGCTGCTGCTAAACCAGCTTTTCCTGCTCCCGCAGCACCAACTGCACCACTTGCACCAATACCGAAGAATGTTGCTACTATCGTATAAAATACGACTTGATTAACAATTTTTCTTTTAGCTGGATCGAGATTTTTAGTCATTGGACTTAAAATTTTATCGATAACAGCTTCATATGAGTGGTGGATTTTATGTGCAAAATTCTTAGTTTTCTCACCAAATCTTTGTATTGTCTGACTATCAACCTTTTTACCTAAAAACTGTGCTGCTTTTCCAACCATATTTGTAATTGCAGGAAGTGCTAAAACAGCACCTGCTGCTAACATTCCCACTGCTTCTTTTAATTCAGCTTCGTTCTGAACTTGTTGAGGATTAGGTTGTTGTTCTGTATTTTGTTGATCACCAGCTAATTCTAATTGACCATCACGATCACCAGAATTTCTTGCAACATTATTTAATTCGTTAGGTAAATCCTGCATAATCAGAGACAATGCGGTTTGCATTTCTTTTTCAAAATCTGCTTCTGCTTGTTGTGGATTTACTTGCGGTTGTTGAGTTGCCTGTTGTGTTTGAACAGGTGCTTCCTCATTTATTTTCTTTTTATCCTTACCACTATAATTAGTAAGATATTTTATTCTATTGATATGTTCATCTAAAGACTTCTTCATTGTTACATTTTTTTATAAATACTTAAATTGTATCATAATTACCAGTTTCCGTGAAAGTATTTCCTAATGGATATGTTGGTTTTTGAATTGGAATTGATAATGCACTGTTGTTTATTGACTGAGAATATTGTGAATTAATAATTTCATAGAAATCAATAGGATTAATTGAATATTTAAACGTTGTTAAGTTTAATATTATTTTAAGATATAATCCCTTTTCATCAATTAAAACAGATGGATGTGTATATGTAAAAGGGTAAAATTTTCCAGATTGCGCACTGTAAAAAAACATTTTTACATATACATCAACAGTTGATTGATTAATATTATTTAAAAAATCGTTACTTATATAAATATCTAAAAATTCTGTATCATTGTTTACTAAATATGTTGAATTTAAAGCAGATTGATTTATTGATCTATTAATAAAATCATAACCATTTAAATAACCAGTATGTAGTTTCTTTTGAATTGATTCAACATATGTATCAAAAACCTGCATCACATAAAAACTGTTTCTCACTTCGTTTGACATTGATGTTAATCCATTAGCTGAGAATTCAGATGGTGGTAATGTTGTAATGAAATTAGTTCCATCCCAAAAATAATATGTTAATAATTGATTAGTGGTAATTGTTGAATTGAATCTTTTTACTTCTAAATCAGAAGAAGCATTAACAGAATTATTAGCGTTATCATTAACTAATGTTGCAATATTATCATCATATCCCAATAGATCATCAGACCCACCAATCGGTATAATAATTTTTTTATTGTTACTACTTAATTTTAACTTTAATTTCATTGTTATGCACATTTATTACCTAATGCATTTAAATCACTAGATGGTCTATTAAATAAATTTAAATTATTAGCAAATTCAATTTCACTAAATACGTTTGCAGTATTAGCATGTGACATATCTGGTTTCATTGATAAAACAATTCTATTAAAAATATAATGTCTTTTATTAAGAAAAGGATAATCTACACCATTTCCATTTATTGGATCAATATATCCATTGATTAGTAGTTGTTTCCAAATATAATTTCCATCATCGTCAATTTTTATCGCATAATATGGTATTGTTAAATCTGATTCAGTACCACCACTGATATTAGCACTAACTATCTGATCGTCAAAATCTCTAACTTTAATCTCGATAAATGGATTATATTTAAATTTAAAAGAATTAACATCATACGGAAACGTAACAAAATACTGAACCTTCCCATCTGCTTCAAGTGTTTCTTCGTAATTAGTATTAACATAATTTACAATATCACCTTTAATCACAGTACCAATTGTTATTGGAGTTGAACTTAATAATGTGGTGGATACACTGGTGTATCCACTTGTAATAGTCTCAGCAACAGATGCTCCATTTTGTCCTGTTTTATATTTAAAATACATATAAAATCTTGTTATTGGTTTACCAAATGCATCAAGATAACCTTCAACATTAAAATCAACATTAAAATTGAAAGCATATATGTAGTTAGCAAAAATATTACGGGAAAACCCCGCTTTATAAATTTCAAAATTATCCAACTTACTAACAACAACATAATTTCTAACATATGTTTCTGGTGATAAGTATGTTTTATCGTTTGAGGGATAACAAAGGTATACATCAAAACTATTTACAATGTTTTTAGTTAAACCACTTAATTCATCACCCAACCTAACTGGTCTAAAAAAATCTGTTAATTTTGTGTATTGTTTTGATAGTCCATTAATAATAGACATAAAATCAATTCTACCGTAAACACGATACACTTTACTTTCTTGTCTTTCAGCTTCAAATAATCTACTTACATCAATAACAGATGATTCGTTGTAGGACAACAACTCCTTAACCGATGATTCTAAACCAATATTAAGATTTTGATCTACGTTAACAGAATTTACGTTTTTTGCCGAACCTATTTGAATTTGTAGTACATCACCCATATTATATAAATAGATATTTTAATAAATTTCATCATTTTCAAAACCTTTATCATTTTTTTTCGTATAACCTAATCAAAGCAATTTAATTTAAATAAAACAATTATGAAAAATCTAAAAAGTCTATTTTCGATCATTTTGATCGCTTTCACACTGATTACTGTGACATCTTGTGGTGACGAGTCAGAAGACCCAAAACCATCAAATCCAACAATTACTATAGATAAATTGATTGGTACATACAAAACAACATCAGTACTATATAATGGTAAAACGTTTACTGATGCGTGTGATCTAAATTGGTCAGTAAATACCACTTCTTTACGTAAAATTGATTTAAAATTTGAGGGTGGTTCTAATAATTTTACAGATTTAACAAATTATCGTTGTGTAAGTGGGTCAACAGAAACAAATATACTTGAGGATAATATTGCATCATTAACTGGTACTACTCTTGATTTAGATGGATCATATAAATTCAACGTAATATCTTTAACTAATGGGCTTTTAAAACTTGAATTACTTAGTACAACAGCAGTTACTACTCCAATCGGTGCAGTATATACAATGCAAAAACAATAATATATAAATAAAAGTGTGAAATATAAATAAAAAAGGGTGATAAATTTTATCACCCTTTTTTTTATTATACAATCCCCAATCGTATAACAAATTCAATACAATCGGCAGAATCAAAGCCTCTGTAAAAATATTTTCGAGGATCAATAGAACCAGAGGGTATTCCACCAATTCTACCACCACTACCATTAACTGAACCATTTTTATATAAACCAATTAAAGGACTTGGGACATCGTTATCTTTAAATCCTTTTTCATTCGGTATCTCATTATATATGGTTAATATGTCTTCTTTTGGTACTTCAACAAATGTTGATTGATGTCTATCGTTTCTATAAAAACCTTTAGTGTTTCTAACATATCCAGCAATTATTTGATTATTATCATTAGTATAGTATGAACTATGTTCAACAATTGTCCAATAGTAATTCGTTCTTCTATCACCTTGATCACTATTAATATATCCTTGTTGGCCTAAATGTATTGTAAAATTTAACCATTGTGCACCAAATGCAGCTACACCACCACTAGTACCATTAGAAGGAAAATCATAAGAAGGATTGTCGCTAAATCCATCAAAAACACCAGTCATTATAATACCTGCATTAAATCCTCTTTCCCTATTTAAATTATCCCATTCACCATTTCCAGAATCAGTAATACAGTGAATCGTATGATATTTAGCAACGCTGTAAATTTTACCACCTTCAAATTTAAAGTTTTGTCTTCTCCATTCTTCTGTTTGAATATCATCTGCATTACCATCATCATTATTTAATCCTTCATCAAACACTGGTGATGATTGTGGTATTTTTATTCTATTTCTAACTGCTCTAATTGGTCTATTTCCAATTTCACCAGAAGGATTTATTGGTAGTTCAGTATTATCTGATAAATCATATGTTATGAATCCTCTAAACTCGGTGAATATTCCAATTGGGCTGTCGTCAGAAACAGGTATTAAATCTCCATTTTCTGATGTGATTTTTTTATTTCTATTACAATTAATAATATATACAAATTGACCCCTCTCTAAATATCGAGAATATTGAATTTTTTCTAATTGTAAAATATCTGATTGAATATTGATCTCAGATAACGATAAAACAGGATCATCAATAATACTATCAGGAATTCTACTTGGATAGTAGAATATTGTTTCTTTAATATTTTCACTAATTCTTTTTGATCTAATTGCTATATTATTACCACCACCTCCTGCCGAATTGATACGAAAGAAATCTTCAACTTCTGGATTACTACCATCAGCATCATCACTCCATACAGAACCTTCATCATCTGTAAAGATTGCACCGAAAATGGTAAATGTGTTGACAAGTATTGCACGTATTTTAAAATCCTGACGAGTAATTCCAATTTCAAAATTTTCAACATCACCCCAAAATGGCCTAACTTCCACAGCAATTTCTTGAAGTTCAATATTTGGTATTGTTTCTAAATCTGTTGATGATTTTACTTTTGTACCGTTATCAGTAAAAAGGTTTGGTGAATAACCTAAGTTGGTTATCATTGCAGCAGGTGTCATTGAGTATTTACCAATATCAGTAATATCCACAGACATATGAACTGTTTGAATACCAATAGGTACACCAAATATCATATAATCACCAGATTCATTAATAACAGTAGTAAACTTATAATACTTCTCATATACTTCAAGATAAGTTTCATTAGTTGTAATTTCTTCTTTTGTTGGGAAAGTTCCTACTGGAACTTTGGGGGCATATATTCCTTCAATTAGAAATGGATTATTAACTGCTACTCTAGGTAATAAGTTATATCGAATACCATTTAAGTCTTTATCTCTAGGTGAATTATATGGATAAACTGCAATAATTTCTGCTCTGGTTTTATCTTCATCAGATATTGGGATGAATACTGTCAATTTAGCGTTTGGAATACCCACACCACCATTAGCAATTACTCTACCTACAATAACACCATAATCAGAGTTAAACGATCCATAGACATCTTTTTGTGATATTTTAAGTGATAAAATCTCAAAAAAATCTACATCATTTTCTAGTTTAACTGTTAAGTATTTATCATTACCACCAGCAGTAGTTGGTATTCTAACGGATTTATTTGCCATATATTGACCTATTATTTTTATAAATACATTTTATAAAATTACTGATTTTGACTGTAAAAGAAGTATTTATAAAAAAAATGTTTGATTCAGCAACGAATTTAATAATAATTAACTAAAATTCAAAAATAAAACATGGCAAGTAACTTTGTATTTGTATCTCCCGGTCTTAAATTTAAAGAAAGAGACCTTTCATTTGTTTCAAAAAACGTTGGTTTAACAACACTTGGATTAGTTGGGGAAACGCCAAAAGGAGCAGCATTTCAATCTATCGTATTAACAGATAAAGAAAATTTAAGTGCTAGATTTGGTAATCAATCAACTGAAAAATATCCTAACGGAGATTTAAAATATCAACTTCCATATGTAGCAAACGCATATATGGATGAATCAGATCAACTTATTGTTACCAGAGTACTTGGTTTATCGGGATATAATGCTGGTACAGCATGGGGATTAACTGTTAGTTCTGCCGTAGATTTAACTACCACTGGTATTACTTCATCTGCAACTACTTCATCAGCATTTTCTGGTGGTGTATATTTAGGAGTAACAATAACAACAGTAGGACAAGTAGGTACTATTTACACAGGATTTACTAAAATCTCAGCAACAGTATTTCAAACAGTAATTAACACATTTACAGTAACAACACTTTTAAACGGTGCTGGTACTGTTGATATTGTTTTTACAACTATCTCAGGTACTTCACTTTCAGAATTCGAAGGTATGGTTGTAGCTGTAGTTAGATCAAGAGCAAATATTGAAGATATAGCAAACGCAGTTCCACTAACTATTTTCCAAGCAACACAATTATCAATGGTTGCAAATGCAACAACTATTGGTGCTGGTGATTTCTTCGGAAAATTCACATTAAGAGCAGGTACTGGTATGACAGGTACAGAAGATTATATTGTTTCCTTGAATCCTGATACAAGAGAATATATTGTTAACGTTCTTGGTGACAAACCAAAAGGTAAGAACACAAAAATATATGTTGAGTCAGTTTATCCAGACTTGATTAAAAAATTAGATTCTGATGGTGTTGCATATGGTGTTTCTTCATCGATTATCGATGCAACAACAAACACGTTCACTAATTATCAAGAATCATTCAAAACTCCTGAGACTCCTTGGGTTGTTTCTGAACTAAGAGGTAATAAAATTGAAAGACTTTTCAAGTTTGTTTCTATCTCTGACGGTAATTCAGCTAATGCAGAAATAAAGGTTTCAATCACTAATATTGATCCAGTAAGTAAAGAATTCGACATCATTGTACGTGATTTCTATGATACTGATGATGCAATTTCTGTAGTTGAGTCATTCACAAGATGTACCATGCAGAAAGGACTTAATAACTATATCGGAAATAGAGTAGGTACTATTGATGGTGAATACACACTTCAAAGCAATTATATTATGCTTGAGGTAGATTCTAACGCACCAGAAGATTCATTCCCTGCTGGTTTTGAAGGTTATGTTGTATTTGATTGGACAAGTGGTTCTACTGCATCAGCAGTGAACGGACAATCACCACAAATTTATTATAAAACCATTTATAGTGATACAGATAGAGTTAATAGAACATACTTAGGTGTGTCTGAAAACGGTTTTGACGGTCTTAATCTTATTGGTACTGGTATTGATCAAAATTTCTTTAACTATAATGGTTTAGATATTAGTTCATCTAACGGTAATGCTCCATCTGGATATGTGAAAACTAAAGGTTTCCACATGGATTCAACAGCAACAGGTTCATCGTATTATGATGGTGATGTGTTGATTGGTTCATTCGTAGTTGGTGCAGATCAATTCCAAACTGTTAATGATATTACCGATCCAACTAACGCATATAGTAATAAAGCAGCAAGAAAATTTACATTAGCACCATATGGTGGTTTTGATGGATGGAATGAGCATAGAGTAAGAAGAAGTAATACAGACCTTTATAAGAAAGGTGGAATTTTTGATGGTGTGAATGCTGGTGCAACTCCTTTCAATGATTATCAAGCATGGGAAATCGCTGTTAATACATTTGCAAACGGTGAAGAAACAACTATCAATTTATTTGCAACCCCGGGAATTAACTTCTCAGATAACTTAGGTTTAGTAAACGAAAGTATTGAATTAGTTGAGCAAAAAAGAGCAGACTCATTGTACATCATTGATGCACCTGATATGCCAGATACTCCTGCATTAGCAGAAGACATTGTTGATCTTCTTGATACTGCTGAAATCGATTCTAACTATAGTGCAATATTTTATCCTTGGGTTCAAATTAGAGATAGTATCAATAATCAAAACGTGTTTATACCACCAACTGGTGAGGTTGTAAAAGCAATTGCTTTCACAGATAACGTTAAGTTCCCTTGGTTCGCTCCTGCTGGTTTACAAAGAGGCGTTACTGATGCAATCAGAACTAGAAGAAAACTATCACTTGATGAAAGAGATACATTATATGCTGGTAGAATTAATCCAATGGCAACATTCCCTGATACTGGTGTAGCTATCTTCGGACAGAAGACACTTCAAAAAGCAGAATCTGCTCTTGATAGAATCAATGTAAGAAGATTATTACTTCAATTGAAGGTTTTAATTTCTAACGTAGCAGTAAGATTATTGTTCGAACAGAACGATCAAGCAACTATCGATGAATTCTTGGCAAAAGTAAATCCAATCCTTGAAACTGTTAAAAGAGAAAGAGGTGTTGAAGATTTCAAAATTGTAATGGATTCATCTAACAATACTCCTGAAACTAGAGATAGAAATGAATTATATGGTGAAATTTTCATTAAGCCAACTAAAGCAGTTGAATTTATTGGATTGACATTCACAATTACACCATCAGGTGCATCGTTTGATAATATTTAATAGAGAGTATTTATTAAAAAGAATAACATTAAATTGAATAAGAAAATATAATGGCAGAATTATTAAGAGGTATACCAGTTGATTTTGAACCTAAAAGAAAAAATAGATTTATTTTAGAGTTCCCAACAGAATTAGGTATTGAGGTATGGAAAGTTATGTCGGCAACCAAACCTAAATTAGAAATCAATCCTGTTGAAGTTCATTGGATTAACACCGTGAACTATGTTGCTGGAAAAGGTAAGTGGGCTGCTATTGACATTGAATTTATTGACACACAAGGCCCATCAACATCTACACAATTAATGGAATGGGTTCGTCTTGAATTCGAATCATTAACTGGTAGAATGGGTTATGCAGCAGGTTATAAAAAGACCCTCATTTTAAAATCTTTAGACCCAACTGGTGTTGAGATTGAGAAATGGGAATTAAGAGAGTGTATGATCACTAATATTGATTTTGGTGATAACAATCATGAGGATGATGGATTGCAAACAGTTAAAATTACAGTACAACCGTTCATGTGTATCCACAACTATTAATTGCCTTTATTACCTTAAAGGATTAGTTATAGAAAAAAAGACCGACAATTTCGAATGTCGGTCTTTTTGTTCATATAGTGTGGCTAATTTTTAAGCCAATGTGTATTTTACAAACTTCTCACCTTTCGACTTAACGATATTAGTGTTTATTCTAACACCATCGTTATTACGAAGATCAGCGATTGTTGCTCTCAAATTAACAACTCCGAAACGGGTCGAAGCAGTTTTGCGAGTTACACCTTTACCAGATTTTAATGCGCTTAAAACCTTAGCTTTCTTACTAGTTTTTTGTGTTTTTAACATAATTTTAATTGTTTAGTAATTAGTTATAGAACTGTAAAGATAATCATTTTTACATTAATTCCAAATTATCTTTCTAATTGTTCTTTTGAATATACTGTTAATTTAGACCAATCAGCATCAAAAATTTCATCAGCAAAACCATACTTAATAGCCTCTTTAGCAGTAAGATACACATCTTCTTCCTTATCCATTCGATTTCTAAGCCATTTTTTTATGTATTGTAGTGTTTTTTGTGATAATTCACCACTATTTTTCATTACTTTTGCGTATATGTCTAACATGGTCGCATCGGCAACCTTCTTTTCAAATCGAATTGAAGACCTAACCTGTTTTATTGTACCTTCAACACCAACAGTTCCGTCATGGAACATAAAATAGCTATTTGGCATCATTACACGCTTATTACCAGCTTGAAATATTAGACTGGACATTGACCTAGCATGTGTGTAATTAAGGATTGTAACAGGCCAAGGAAACGATCTAATGGCATCGTAGATTGCCATCCCCTCAGTCCAATCACCACCACAAGTTTTCATATGAATAACAAGAGGTACTTCTGGATTTCTTCTCATACACATGTTCAAATTACGTATAAAACGATTTGCCATGACATATTCCACACCCGGTTCGATTGCCGATTCAGCACCACCCCCATAAGTATACGCTTCAATACCAAAAAGGTATATGTGATTTGAGATCAAATCAATATCATTCTCAAGAACGTAGTATAGAGGATCGTCTTGTTTTATTTTTAACGTGTGATCTAATTTGTAATTTCTATGTTCTTTTTTCGGTGTTGCCATTTTAAAACATTTTTGACATTATCATATTTATTTCAGTACTATAATCATTACACTGTATAACCTTGTAATTTTCATTCACTTCATTTACCCAAACAATATAACAACCATCAATTTTTATATTGGTATTTCTTTCAATAATACGTTTATACGTTGTTAATTGAAGAGAGTAAATTTCAAACTCACAATCATCTAAATGTGATACTACCCTTTTTAATTTAGTATTATATTCACTTACCTTGTTTAATTTTTTATTGGTTTTCCAATCCCATATTTGAAAACATTGTTTTTTAGTATTCCAAAAAAGAATATCCATCATACCAGCTAATTCCCATTCTTCATCGAAGACCACGAATTCTGTTTTAATTGGTATTAATTTTCTATACGAATCCTTATAAAAATTATCAACATATGTCTTTACAATTTCAAACTCTTCCTTAATTGTTTTTTCACCACGAGAACTCAGTATTTGATGATTTTCAATACCCAACTTCTCCATTGTTAAATTATCATCGTATTTGTATATCTTATTGTTATACAATAACTCTGCGTAATTATGCACAGCAGACCCTTTAATTTGTGACTTAATATTAAGTGCTTTCCAATAGGCAATCACCTGTTCTTGAGTCATTCCTAATTCGTCTTTCTTACGATCAGACCAATAATAAGTATCAAATTCATGTTGATATTTATGTAGAATCGTGGTAACAGAAATGAGGTTTTTATCTTCAAGATAATATTTGTGTATATCATCATGGAATTTAATTTTATTAAAATTAACAAAAAGTTCCATTGGGACTGATATACCAGACCAATCCACCGATTCTTCACCCATTTAGCAAATATATTAATTAATTCTGATATTTTCCTGCAATATTTTAGAAAAATTAATCTTTTCTAATTGATTTATAATACCATTTTTGTCAGCAGGAAGACCAGAATACCCATGAATATGGAGAATTATAGCCTTTCTAATAGCTTCAAGAGCCTCTACAATCAAATCACCCCTACCCATCGGATGGGCTTCATTGAAAATACGATCAATGTCTATTTTTGATAAACTATTAGATTTAAATTTTGGTGCACCTTCATGTGATAAAATAGCAATTTTATTAGCCATTGTGACCACAGTGCTTTGTGTTTTATTTTCTTCGAGTTTAAAGAAATCCATTTGTATAAATGCAGGATTTTCCTTGTTTAATGACAAAACATTATCAATAGCGTGTTTTCCAACACGGATTTGAATTTGTTTTTCTTTTAAAAGAACGTCAGTATTATCACGACCTAATAGTGCAACATCCTTAACATCAGGAAAAACACCGATAGCATCTGGATATGAGGATGGATTACGCTCAGGATTAACAACCGATATATTAGTTGTTGAAAGTGCAGCTATATAACCACCATATCCAATCTTTTGTGGTTGTGATATTACACTACCCATCCAAGTTCTACCTCTTTGTGAGTATCTAGTATCTTCAATAAAAACTCTTACTAATTCACCAACTTGAGGTAATATCCAAAAAAACTTTGGTAACATTGGTAAAGCAAACGGTAACTGATCTACAGAAGTTTTATTATCTAAATCAGGTATCTTTACTTTAATTCTACCCCCTTCATTTGGATCATCGATGCTTACAACTTCTCCATAGTAAATATTTCTTACAGGTGTTTCCTTGTTAGTTTCTTTTTTGTATTGACTTGTTGTTTGAATATATGGTTTATCGTAACTCATTACTTTATTATTTTTTGCATTATTTCAACATATTCATCTTCCACCATATATAGCTTATCTTCAAGTATTTTATATTGCTCATTTAAAATACGACTAGCTTCAAGAATATTTAACATTTCAGCTTTAAGCATATCATGTTTGTTCTTTAATTCTTTAGTTTTTTCTAATAATACAGTATTAACTTTTTCCATTATTGAATTACTCCATATCCAGTAGTTAATGTTATTGTTGATCCTACAACAGTTACGGGGCCAGATGGTGATGCACCAGCAGCAGTAAGAGTTGTCCCCGGGGGTATTGCAATTGTTAATTTAGCATCTTCTTGGATTGCTCTTATAATTTCTTCAATTCTAATTCTCTCCATCAATTCATCAGGACTTACACCACCACTAGGTAAAGCACCAACAGGTAATCCTGCTTCGGTTTTTCTTTGTATTATTCTACTAGCAATTTTTGTCGCAGATAAACCACTTCTTCTTGGTGCACCAACTAAAATTAATGGTGTTGGTATTGTCGAAATAGCACCATTATTTTGAAGTTTAAGAATTTTCTTAATTCCGTTAAGTATTGATGTAAATGATTCGAAGTTAATATTTGTCATGATTAAAATAGACTTTGTATAACTCTGATCAACGCCAGTAATTTTTCTTTTACAATTAACGTAGCAACAGGAATTATTATTTTAAGTAATTCAGTTTTCAATAAATCAAAAATAAACTCGCTGATAAGCGCACCAGAAGATTTACCAATACAATTAATGTAATTTTTCAGTGAGTTTATATCATCAGCCGAATTAGTGGGAAAATCAACATTATCGTTGTTTTTAAATCCATTTATCATTGTTATTAATACACGGATTTGTGGTGTTGATGTTAATGCAATTACTATTGTACTAGTTATAGTTTTAATTAG